TAAGAGTCATTTCAAAATCATCGGGTAATACTACCTCATGATTATTAATAAATAGTTCTATCATTACCCTTTAGCGTTTGAAATAAGTGTATTATACATTTTCGTTGCCTCGTCAATCCCATTTTTTCCGGAAACTGCAACATTAGTTTTGATTCCTTTCTGAAGCTGTGCCAATAATGCTGAATTTACTGCATTATTTCCTTGCATTGCTATTTGAATTGCCCATGCTAAGTCTTCTTTACTTATTCCGGAACTCGATCCGCTTCCAGCTACCTGCATAGCTGAAGCATATCCACCATCAGAGAACCCTTTTCGAATTCCAATAGCCTGAGCAATATCTTCATTAGTTATCCGTGCTACAGTATTCGTGCGCTGCGCATGATCAACAAGATTGAATACTTTTCTCATTGGTGCATTACGTACAGAATCTTGGTTGGCTACAAATTCGCCTGCATGTACCACACCGGCCGGCTCATGTTTATCTCCAGGCTTTGTAAAACCACCATCAGCATATCCTTCTTTTGCGGCTTCCCTGGCTGCCTCTGCGACTGCTATCTGTGAAGCACCGTAAGCTACAGCTGCACCGGCAGCAATTCCACCAAGTACAGGACCTACGAAAGGTATTGAAGACATTGCAGAATAAGCATTAATAGCAGCTACAGCAGTAGAACTTATTATCTGAGCTACTTGAAGTGCAAAATTGGCATCTGCATTCTCAGCCCTTACCCTGGCCAATTCTTTATTTTTCTCTTCCTCAATTTTAGTAGTATCTTTCCCAGCTTTCTGAGCGGCATTAATTTGCTTTTGATACTTAGTATCAATAGATTTTTCTTCAGCTGATTGAAATCCTTGAAGAGCATTTGAAAAAACTCCTGATACATCAGCAATACCACCAGCTATTTCAGAGAAATTTTTAGTCCTGGCTTTAAATTCTTCAGAAGCCAATACCGCTCGAACTTTAGCAGCATCCTTTTCTGATAAAATTCCTTTATCCAGGTAGTTCTGAAGTATCTTTAGTTGCAGAGCCTTTTGAGTTTCGAATCGGGTTACTTCGTCAAGGCCATATTTTTCCATAAAAGAAGAATATTCAGAAGCCGATTTATCCATAAACGCAATTGTATGCTGAGTTAATTGCTTCGTTATCTTATCAATCTCATCAGATGATAAACCTTGAATTTCAAGTTTCTTTCTCAAGAATTCGATTTCAATAGCAAGTAATTTATCTTTATACTGTTGTTCGTTCCAAAGTCCTTTTCCACGTTCCTCACCAAGCAAAGACTCAGCCTCTTGTTGACTCTTTTCAAGCTCACGAAGTGTAATTAGAGCATCCTTTGTCGATAACTTCCTCAAATTTTCATTGTGTTGCTGCTCTAGTAATTCATAAGCTTTCAATTCATCTTCAGTCATCAAATCTTTTTTCATGCCAAATAAGCCCAATTCTTTCAATCTATTTTCATAAGATTGTTTTTCGGCTTCAATTGGATCAGCATCAAGAAGAATCTTTTTCAATTTATTTTGTTGATCAATTGTACGGTCGAGTGATTTTTTTTCAATTTCACCTACCTTTTTACTCAAATCTAATCTGAGCGATGTATCGGTTATTGATTTATCATTCATGAATCCTCTCAATGTTCGAAGTTGAGATTTATCGTATGATTCTTGCTGGTTGAGTAATTCCTGATTATAATCATAATCATTTTTTATGTCACCATCGATATACCGCTCTTTAATTTCTTTCAACTTTTTAAGGTGCTCATTTTCCAATTTTTGTAGCGCCTGATCAACTTTCTTTTTCTGAACTGCAGCTTTATCTTCAGGATCGCCGGCAGCATCATTATTTACGTCATTTGTTCCAGTACCATTTGCAATGTCGGCAGCTTTTGAGGCATTTTTGATAATTCCAACAAATTGATTTTCAATTGCCCTAGTACCGGCACTTATTTTATAGAAACTGGTACCAAGTTCACGCAAATCATCCGTTAGTGATCCGCTGAACATCCCTTTTTTATTCATGGAATCAATTCCATATTTTTGCATGAATGAAAAAGCTTCCTTAAAAGCCTTATCCATATCCTTTGATGAAGAAAATATCCGTCCAATTTCCTCAGTAATCACATTCGCAATAGAATCACCTTTCTGTTTGGCAATTTCATCGCGCATAGAACCGAATATTTCTGATTGTTTCTGAATTTCGTTACTAGTCAGTTCATTTACAGCTGCATTTTTAATTTTTAGAGCTATTTGTTCGCGCAAAGCTGTATTGGCTTGTGATTGAGCTTTCTCAATATCGGTTATGTTACCTTTTTCATCTATCAAATTTTTAATATAAGGTCCATATTGTTCTTTGATAATTTTCAGTAATCTGCTTTTCTCTTCAGTTCCTTCATTGGCACGTTTATAAGCCTCAAAAACATTGTTCAATTCAAGACTTTGTTGTCGTGATTCAGCATTGAATTGCTTCCATGCTTTTTGAGCATCAGTTTGAGCGGTTGCAAATTTGTAAATCGCAATTGTAACCCCAGCAATTATTGCACCTATAGCAACATAAGGGTTTGTAATCAATGTTTTGAAAAACTTTACAGTTGAACTATCCAGGGCTTTTGTTGCAATATCATTTGCCTTTTTCACTATTGTATTACCGGCTACAGCAATAGTATACACCGTCATCGTTGTAGCTAACGTAGCCAGTAACCCTCTATTTTCGGCTAACCATTTGGGTGTTTGAACAAGCATTTTCAGAAATGCAACGCCTAAGTCTGTTGCATGAAGCAATGCCGGGTTTAAATTCTTCACTAACTCTTGACCGGCTAAACTGAAGGCATTTTGAGCCTGAGCCATTCTAGCTACAACTGTTTTACTATTGATTGCTGCTTGCTCCCATGCCACATTAGTTCCGGTAACTGCTTTTGTATAAAAATCTACCTTCTTTGCACTATCAATCATGGCAGCTGCCACAGTGAAAGTTTCAAGCCCAAATCGTTTTTGGATTTGAGCTGAAGAAAGGTGTTGTTTTTGAAGATTTTCAAGGGCTGTTTGAAGTCCTACAATAGCCGGATTTGTTTCATTTGCTCCTGATTGTAGTTTAATAAAGAAAGTTTTCAATCCGGTACCTGCAATTTCATCTTTAATTCCTTTGTCTGCTAGCGCCTGAATTGACCCAACTAATTGTTCTATTGGAATTTTTGCGCGTGAAGCTGCGACCCCTGATTTTAGAATAGATTCTGTTTGACTGCTTACTTCAGCTGCACCTTCTTTTGCCCCAGCACCCAATACATTAGTATATTTTGCTGCTTCTTTTGCTGAAGCTCCATACATATTCATTGCAATAGTCAATGCCTTAGACGTATCAACTACTTCCATTTTTGAAGCCGTTGCCAAAACTAAAGCAGCTTCGGTAACTTCCTTCAAACCTTCTCTATCCTTGAGTAATTCAGGTTTTGCTGAGCCTACAATCGTAAAAGCATCAACTATCTCTTTTGCTGAAGCTCGTACACGAACTCCTGTTTTTGTCATTTCAGACGAAAGTAACTTTGCTTGATCAGTCAACCACTCAATATCATTATCTCCAAGCCCAGTTAATGCCTTAAGATTTGCTTTGGAATCTTCTAACTCATTCCTGGCATCCATAAACTTTTTTAGCCCAAGTGTCAGCCCTGTAACAGCTGCCAGTCCGGCTGTAAACATAGCAAAGTACTTATTAACTCCATTTGCCATGCGCGAAAGTCCACTTTCACCTGCTTTATTCTCATTATTGAGATTGGCCATTTCGGATTTTACAGCCTTCAATTGTCCACTAAGTTCTTTCCACTCTTTCGAATTTCGAACAATAGTAGGGCTACCGAGTTGCTTATCAAGTTCTTTTTTGGCTTTTGCTAAATCCTTCATTGAAGAACCCGAAAGGTTATCCAATACTTTTTTGAGATCGAAACTCTCTTTAGCCAACTGTTTCATCTCTTTTTGAGTTTCCTTCAGTTCTTTCGATAATTTTGAAAAAGCCTTGCCGTCTCCCGCTTCATTCGCCTCAATTAATCGCCACTTCAGATTATTTGCCTTTTGCTCAAGAGCGGTCAGTTCTTGCTTTGCCTGCTCTCCATTGAGCAGTACGGTACTGGTTGATGTTTCGTTTTGATCCATAACTTTATGATTAGTTATGCAAATGAAACCATAAGCCAACGCTCGAAAAAAGACAAAAAAAAAGAGTTGCTCCCGTTTCACAACGATGGCAACTCTATCAACTTAACGTCAATATATAACTATTAAAAACAAAAACTATGACTTAACCTTAAATATTTTCAGGATAAAAACAAACAATTTCGGCCAAATTCCAAACTTATCTAAAACGAAAATAAACAGTATCACACCAAGAACTACGGATGCCAATTTCCATATGGGGAAGGTTGTAGTTTCTTTATTCTCAGATTTGAAACTTTCCTTAGACTTTACACTCAAAAGGCTATCATTAGTCTGCTTGAGCCGTTTATTTTCCTGAACCTGTAAATTATACTTAGTCGTTAGCGCTTCTAAAACTTTAGTGTCTTTATTAGAAACCTCCGTTTCTGTCTTTACGGTTTCTTCGGCCACCGGCGGTTTACCGGTACCAGGAACAACGGGTTGATTTGTATCAAATTTCGTTGTTTTTGTTTCTGTTACTTTCGACTTATTTTCAGTACTTTCCGTATTTTTGGAAGACGCTGTTTCGCCTGAAGCAACTGTTTTTATATTATTCGTTTCGTCAGTCTTTTTTTTCGACTCCAGCTCGGAGTTCAAAGCGATATCGCTTTTCATTTTCTCCACTTTTTTGGTCGTGGAGCAACTTGTAAAAACGATTACAAACAATAGGATCATTATCGAACCCCACAGTGTAAAAAATGAAATCAGTGATTTTTTGAGTATATTTTTCATATTATTTGTATTTTAAGTAAGCTTTTTCTAGTGTAATATCATATCTTTCTCGCTTCCATATAGCCGCCATTCTTACAAAATCAAATCCATTATAACGACAAGAAACTCCGTACCAGTTATGAGCGATTAGATCAGCTTTCAACTCTTTATCAGTGTCGATAAACTTGCATATTTGCCATATTTGGCGATCAATGCCTTTTTTGGCGTCATCCCACATTGCATGAACCGATTCGTAGCCCAGGCGTTTCCAGTGGAAACCCATAATCTGGCCGATACCAATACTTGTCGCTTCCATGGCTGCCGTTTTGTTTTTGCTGAATGCGTCATTAAAGGCCAACCATTCTTTGCTCTGAACTTCAACCTTATTCAGCGACCATTTTCCTGACGGTGCATAAGGCGCACGCTTTCGGTACCAGCTAGGTTCAAACTGGATAATTATCTTACCGGTTACATCGTCGAAACCCTTTCCGCCTGTTTCGGCAGAGATAAATGCCATTACTGCTCTTGATTCAATCTTGAAGCTCGCAGCAGCGCTCCAAACAATTGGTAGTAATTCTTTCATTTCGGTTCCTCCTTATTATTCATTATTTCCTCAATTTTCGATTCTTCAATTCCCAGTTTTCGGGATATCTCACCCTGAAGGTATTTTGAAAGGAGTCGAACGACGGGCGTATTGGGAGATAAGATTAAAATATGACCACATACCGACCACAATTCGGCAGCACATAGAATAGCGCAACCCACCCTGGAGGAAATATACCAATCCTCATTAAGCCCTTTTTCACTCAGACAAATCATGGTGAAAATACTTAGATAAATAGCTATTTTCATTGCCGACTTTGTTATACATTGACTCAAAACGAATTGTTTTCGCTTCATGGAGGAAGCAATACCCCAACCCAAATCAAAGCATATTGCAGCTAAAATTATATAGCCCATGTTTGTCCGAGCTTCACCAAAATACGTGCTGATAAATATGGTTAGGCTAATGAGCCAACCTCCTACGCTCGAGAAAGCTGCAAGTATCTTTACACCCACATTTTCGAACGTTTTTATCA